CAGCTGGCCGCTCAAGAAGGCGCGACCGTTGACGTTGGTGATGTCCGGATCCGCCGTGAACTGCGCCTTGGGCATGTCCATCTGGATCTGGTTGCCCGCGCCCACGCCGTGGATCATCTGGATCGCCGCCTCGGTGTTCTGCCGGCACACCTCCGCCCAGTTCTTGGCGGCCACGGTGGTCAGCTCGAACGTCACGCGCGCGCTGGGCTGGCGGTCGTTGCTGTTCACCTCGCTCTCGTTGATCAGCTCGCTCCAGGCCAGCTGGTTGCCCAGGTCCCAGCTGAAGGCCGACGCCCGCACGGCCTGGCCGTGCACCGTGAAGGTGGGCGTGTTCGACTTCTGCACCGGCACCGGCTTCAGGAACGCGCTGAAGTCGTAGTCGTTGGGCAGCGCCGCGTCGGACGGCGCCACGTACTTGCCGATCGCGCGCCACTTCAGCACCGGGATGCCCTTGGGGTTGAGCTCCGCACTCACCGTGGTCCAGGCGTCCTCGATCTTGAACAGCACCCCGTCCAGGTAGCACCACAGCGTGAGGTACGTGTGGTCGTTGCTGTGCAGGTTGTAGGCGGCGCTGGTGGCCGCCACGATGGTCTCGCTGAATCCGGCGCCCAGCAGCAGCGGCTTGATCGGCGGCGCCGTGCCGGCGGCGTTCGACCTGGCCAGCTCGGTCTCGAACTCGATCATCCCGTGCTCGCCGGTGGCGATCGTGCCGAAGTTCCCCTTGGCCGCCTTGACCAGGTTGCGCTGCAGGTACTCCATCGCGATCGGCTTGGGCATCGCCGTGCGCGTCAAGATCGAGTTCGCAGCTGCCGTGGGTGCGCCGGGCGCGCCGATGCCCGCCTGGGCCACCGCCAGCACCAGCATCTTTCGCATGAGCTTTGCCATGGTTCTCTCCTGTCGGCCGCAGCCGGTTACTGGCCTTCGGCCTGGGGTTGGGAAACGGTCGCGCCGGCGGCGGCGTCCTGCGCCGCGAGCTCCTGCGCCTCGATCTCGGCCGCCACCTGGCGCGCCGTGTCGTCGGCCGGCGTGCGGATCCCGGTGACCGGGTCGCGCACATAGCAGCCGGGCATGCCGCTGAACTTGTCGCGCGGCCAGCCGCCTTCGGGCTCGCCGCCGGTGGCCACCGCTGCCGCGGTGCCGGTGTAGTGGTGTCGGGGGTTCTTCATGGGTGCTCCTTGGTTCAGAACTGCACGTCCAGCTTCAAGATCAACCAGCCGTAGGGGTGCTCGAGCTGCTTGCTCTGCGTCCAGTCCTGCGGCAGCACGTCGCTCGCCGGCGCGAAGGGACCGGTGCCGCACCAGGTGAGCAGGCTGTCCAGCCAGTTCAGTTCGGCGACTTCGATGGCGCTGGGCGCCGTGTTCTCGGCCACCTGCAGAAAAACGATCAGGTTCACCTGCACGTGGCCCAGCTCGCCCTCGCGGCCGTAGTAGTTGCCGAAGTCGCCGCCGCCGTCCACCACCAGGCAAAGCACACCGGCCTGCAGCTTCGCGGCGGCGATCGCCATCACGTCCTGCGGCAGATCGCGCTGTACCGTCGCGGCTGGGAACGCTGCGGCCAGGCTGGCCTTCAGGCCGTCCATGCACGCGTTCAGGCTCATGCAGCGCTCCCAGCACGCTGCAGCGCACGCTCGCCGGCGGCCCGCAGCCGCTGCTCGATCGCCGGCGCAAGCTCGTCGAACGCCGGCTTGACGAATGGGCCGGGCTTCACGCCCTTGTGGCGGATGTGCCAGGCCAGACCTTCGTAGCGGTCGCGCAGCTCCAGGTCCTGGCGCACGGCCGCCATGGAGTTGCGGCGCGCGCTGCGCTGGCCGCTGAAGGCGCGGAAGCGCAGCCAGGCAACGATGTCGGCCGCGGCCGGGTCGCTGAACTTCGGCAGGCCCTTGCCGCCGGCCTTGACGCCTTCTTCCTGCGGCAGCGCGTACTCCATGCCGGGGCCGATCTCGCGCACCAGCGGCTCGGGCGAGCGGACATGGACGCTGTTGCCCAGGAAGCTGCGGAACCGGCGCACGCGCGCGGTCATGCGCCGGGCGAGCAGCTGCGCGGAGGCATCGAGCTCGCCCACCATCTCGCGCTCGAAATCGGCCGGCGTCTGGCGCATGGCGGCCAACACGCGGCTTTCGCCCTGGACATTCCGGCCGGCCATCAGCGCGCCTCCTTGAACAGGTCCATGAGCGTCTGGAACATCGCCGCCGGCGTGCTGTTGCGCGGCGCGCCGGAGAGGCCGTCGCGCAGCTGCACCGGCTTGCCGGCGTTGCGTGTGGCCAGGCCCAGCATCGCCTCGGCCTGCGCACGCAGCAGCAGCAGGCCGCGGTCTTGAGGGTTCACCGTGGTGTCCGCCGCCGCGGCCGCCACCACGTGCTTGGCGAAGTAGTAGTACTTGAAGGTGGCGCCCAGCACCGAGATCTGCGCCGACGTCGGCGCCGGCTCGAACTGGATCCACCAGGCGTCTCCGTCCCACGCAGGGCACACCTGGGGCAGCGCACCGGGGTACGTCGCCTCCCAGGGCCGCGGCAGCTTCGCCGGGTCGCGCCACAGGTCGATCTTCAGCGACGCGAAATCGGCGGCCGCGGCATAACGCGGGGTGCCGGCCACGAGCTCGAGCTGGCCCAGCTTCGTCAGCGGCTTCTTCACCTGCATGTCAGGCAGGGCCTGCTGCAGGAAGCGCTTGAACGCAGCGTCGTTGGCCTCCGACGTGAAGGGTGTCGCCGCGTCGAACAGCGACACCTTCAGGTCGGCGACCAGGTCGGCTTCGGACATCGTGCCCGGCATGGCGCGCTACTCCTGCTGCGGCGGCGAGTACTCGTCGACCAGCGCCTGGGCCTCGGCCAGCGCCGCCTCGGCATCCGCCACCTCGTCTTCCGCCGCGGCGCGGTCCGCCGGCTTGACGGTGGCGGCCAGGCCTTCCAGCTTCGCCTTGGCGGCGTCCAGCGCCTTCTGCGCCTCCTGCAGCGCCATCGCTGCATCGGCGCGCGCCAGGCGCAGGTCCTGGACGGCCTCCAGCACGCCCTTGCGGGCCTTGGCGGCGGTCTCGATCTCCTGCAGCTTCTGGAGGTCCTCGTCGCTCAGCGTCGGCAGCGCGGGCACGATCAGCCCGATCGCCTGGTCCAGCAGCTTCGCCAGTTCGGCGTGCGCATCCGGCTGCGTGCTCTCGGTCTCCGGCGCCGGCGCGGCCGGCTCCGGTACTTCGACCTCGCGGCCTTCGCCAGGCGGGATCAGCTTGCCGCCGACGAAGATCGCGCCGGCCGTCGTGTTCTCGATGTACTTCAGCATGCCTCGCTCCTTGGTGTTCCCCTGTGCCCCCCCGCCCCCGCCTGGCGGGTGCCAGCGTGGGGCGTGGGTGGTCCAGGGTTTGGTTTCGAGGCCCGCTTAGCGGTCGACGCGGCCGGCCGCGCTGTACAGGATCAGGCTGGTCGCGGCCAGGCGCCGGTTGATCGGCGTGTGGCTCACGATGTACTGCTCGCCGTAGCCTTCCTTCGCGCCGATGAACGCGCCGTTGGCGTTGCGCGCGTCCTGCAGCTGGCCCATCGCCCACGGGCGCAGCATGCGGAAGCGGCTGTTGGCCCTCTCGCCCACCACGATCCGGTTGTCGTTGATCAGCAGGCCGGGCCCGCGCACCTTGAAGGTGGGCACGCCCTTGGTCACGCCGACCGTGCCGTCCGCGTTCAGGCTGGTGCCCACGCGCGCGCCGTTGGCGGTGAACGTGGTCGCCTGGCCGAGCGAGTTGTCGATGCCGCCGGTCATCAGCGCCATGTTGGCGGTGTAGTAGCGGTCGTCCTCGATCACCGAGCGGCGGGTGCCGATCTTCGTGAGCACGTCGTCGTACTTCGCGCCGACGGTCAGCGCGCCCAGGTCCAGGTCGACCTTCGCGCAGTTCGTCGAGTACGAGTAAGACGCCACGATCGCGTGGCCGTTGGGCGGCACGACGGCGGCGCCGGCCTGGTTGACGAACCGGATCTCGCCGAGGTTGTAGTCCATCACCCAGTACGTGCCGTTCGCCAGCGCGGTGCCGTCCGGGTTCGGCAGGTACTCGGTGATCGCCACCGCGTTCAGCGTCACGGTGATCGGGTTCACGGTGGCGCCGATCTGCACGCCCTGCAGGTCGAAGTACTTCCGCGGCTTGACCACCGGGAAGTTGTTCAGCGGGAAGATCGTCAGGGCGCCGTTGCCCGCGGCAACCGCCTCGTTGTTCACCGCGACCACCGAGTACTCGTCCGCCGAGCGCACGATCTCGTTGAGGTTCAGCGCCTCAGTGTCCTCGCCGACGATGCGAACGATGTTCTGCACGTTCTCGGCGATCGGGTCGAAGTTGATCGTCGAGGCACCCAGCAGGTACTGCATCTCGTTCGAGATGTTGAAGGCGAGCTTCTGCGGGATCGGGTACGCGGTGTCCCAGGTCTGGATCACGCCGCCCTTCTGGATGGCCTGACGCTCGTAGATCCGGGCGTTCAGCGTGCCCGCGGCCGCCGTGTCGCGGTAGCTGTACGGGATCTGCACGCTCGGGGCGAACGGCGAGGTGCCGACGTCCATGAAGTTCAGGCTGATCAGGTTGTACAGGGCCTCGCGCAGCACCGTGCGCTCCACCGAGTACGGCACCTTGATGTCGCTGATGGTGCCGGTGCCGGCAGCCAGCGCCTTGTGCTCGGCGTGCAGCTGCATGCCGTGGGCCTGGTCGTACTCGGCGAGCACGATCTCCGCGTACTCCTTGTTCTTCGCCAGCAGCTTGCCGCCGGTGGCGTAGAAGCGCTTGTCGTCGCCCTCGGTCTTGGTCAGGCTCAGCCGCTTGTCCAGCGTGTCCTGCAGGCCCTTGACCTCGTTGGAGCTGTCGACGGAGATGTGCACATTGCCGGTGGGCGAGCGGAAGCCCAGGCCGGCCAGCTTGACGGCGGCCGACAGCTTCTTGGTGTGCTCGACCACCATGGCGGCCAGGGCCTTGACCTGATCGTCCGTGGTCACGGCGGTGATCAGCTTGTGCATCGGCTCGGCCAGGGCGGTGATGCCCTCGTCGGTCAGCGTCGAGTCGCCGGCCCGGATCGTGTCGGCCAGCAGCTTGTGCTTGGTGGCCACCGCGGTGGCGGCCGTGGCCGCCTGCTCGTCGCGCTGCGCCAAGGCCTTGGCCACGGCGTCCTCGACGTTCACCGCCTGCGGTGCGGCCAGCGTGATCGTCACATTGCCGCCGCCGGCGCCGCCAAGCTTCTTGATCTCGCCCTGCACCGCCTTGCCCGTGTCTTCCCAGGCCAGCACGATCGCATCCTTGGCCTTGTCATCCGCGGCGGCCGCCAGCTGCTTCTCGGCTTCTGCCAGCAGCTTCGTCACCACCGCCTCGCTCAGGCCCAGGGCCAGCAGCTTCGCCTTCAGTTGTTCCAGGTGTCCCATGTCCGACTCCGTTGAAAGTTGCGTGAGTTCGCGCAGGAGTGCGGGGGAGATCGCGATGCGAGCGCCGTCGACGTGGTCGCCGTCGTCCACACCCAGCTGGACGGGGTCCAGCTGCTTGATGACGGGGCGGATCGTCAGGCCTGCGCCGAGAAGGACGCAGCCGTGCTGCAGCTGCTTCTCGTTGTCGCAGAACTTCTCGTGGAACTCGGCGCTGAGGTACGTGAAGCCACGCGTGCGGATCGCCTCGATCCCGAACGGTGTCCACTCCACCAGGGCGCGCAGCCGGCCGGTCTCGACCGCCAGCTTCAGCACCTTTCCTGCAGCTCCGTCGCTCGGGCGGTGGCTCACGTCGATGAACACGTCCTGGCCCAGGACGCGCTTGTCGAAGTTGCTCACCATCTGCTGCAGCATCCCCGCCGTGATGGCGAAGCGGCCGTAGCGCGGATCGCTGAACTCGCCCACGCGCGTCAGCGTCACCCAGCTGGTTTTCGCGCCGGCCGCCAGTTCGACTGCCTGCGAAAGGAACCGCACCCGGCCGGACGCGGCCTCGGGCTCCTCAAGCAAGAAGTGCCGGCCACCGAAGGTGCCGGCCTGGCTCGCGGCTGCTGCGGCCGTCACGGCCAGCAGCGCCACGCGTAGCGCGTTGTTTCGCATCTAGGTCCCCTGAGCCTCCTACAGCTCGGGGCCGATGCTCAGCCTTTACCTATTGCAAAAAAAGGAGGTAAAACGGTGAGACAACGACCGAGGAGGAAGAGCGATGTTGTGGATGCGACGTTTTGCGCCGGTGGCGGCCGCCGTGGTGATCGTGTTCGTTGTCTGGGCGTCTTGGGCGATGTGGGGCGTGCAGGCGGTGAGAGATCGTGTCGGAGCTGACAACGTGCCAGCGCTTGGCCAGGTCGGCGACCTATTCGGGGGCATCAACGCGCTGTTCGCGGCTCTCGCACTCGTCGGCGTCTGTTTCGCGGCGTTCTTCCAGTGGCGCTCGTTTCAGCTGCTACTCGACGAGCGCACGCAGAACGCGTTCGAGCCGAGGTTCTTCCATCTTCTCCAGCTGGTCCGAGATGTTCAGCCCACGACGTGGACGGACGCGCGCGGGCACATCAGCTTGACGAGCGTCACGAACAAT